TTCTGCTCGGAGGAGTTTGCCTTGACCGTGATGCCGGTCTCCAGCGTGCCGGTGACGTTGCTGTCACCATACACGGACTTGAGCACCTCCACGTTCAGGGCCTCCAGCAGGGTGTACTGGAAAGTGTCGGGCTTCTCGGTCTGCTGGGTCAGCACGGTGTCGCCGCCCCAGGCAGTGGTGTTCTCGCTGGAGGGCGAGTTGCTGTTGGTCACGCCGTCCTCGGAGGCGTAGCCCAGGCACTTAAAAGCCTTGTCCAGTTCGGTCTTGGCGTCGGTGGGCAGCGGGGTGCCCAGCGGGGCACGCCAGATGGCACCGCCCACTTTGGGCTTGGCGGCGGTTACGTTCTTTGCATCTGCCATAAAAAAGGCTCCTTTCGATCAGTAATGCACCACGCCGAAAACGGCCTGATAGCGGGGTCGTTTTCGGGTGGTGTCGGGGAAATTGTAGTCGGAATAAAGGTCGCAGCGCACAAGCTGCGGCAGGTTGTCGGCGTCCTGCATGGCGGCCTTGACAAGCTCGTTGAGCTTGGCCGCATCCAGGGTGCCGTCGTGGCTGGTGGCGGCGGGCCCGTAGGACTGCACCGCGATGGTGGCGCTATAGATGCCGTCCTCATAGCCGGAGCCGGTCTTTTCCACCACCACAAAGCGGGCGGGGGCCGGTGTTGGCACGCTCAGCCGCACCGGCACGTCCAGCCGCTCGGCCAGAAAGCTGCGGATGGTTTCTTCGATCATCTTTTTCTCCTGTAGCGGATGGCACGGCAGTCTTTCA